CTATTCTCCATTCGCTATTTGCGAATAGCGAATACATTCCTCTATAGCTCAGTCGGTAGAGCGAGTGACTGTTAATCACTATGTCCCTGGTTCGAGCCCAGGTGGAGGAGTTATGAGAGGTGATTGTACATGGTCTGAACAGTTTGGATACATCTACATATGTCTAGCAGAAGTTTCTAGGTTATGCCTTATAAAGATAAAGAAGAAAATCGTAAGTATCAGCGTGAGTGGGCTAGAAAGAATTCTAAAACTTCTAAAACAAATCAAGTTAGTGCTAAGAGGAGAAAGCAGATAGTTGATGATGCAAAGAAGCATCCATGTATTATCTGCAATAAAGAATATCCTCCTGAGGTAATGGATTTATTGCACATCGATCCATCACCAAAAAAGCATAGTGTATCTAAACTATTACAGATTGCTAGTTACAAAACACTGAAGGAAGAAATAGACAAATGCGCTCCTATATGTGCAAATTGTCATAGACTGTTGCAGCATGGATATGTTGAACTCCCCGATCTCATCGTTATTCCTTAGGGTTCAAATCTTACAGTCTTCAAATCTTAGAACCTCACAGTGTTTCTTGGGGTTTTCTGGTATAAATAAACCCGAGGACAAAAGTTAGCAGGGTCAGAGTAGTCATGCCTTTAACACGTTTAGATAATCTTATCAGCTCTAAGACTGGTAAGTATCTTTATGTTTCGCCAGACGATTTTAACGCGACAGATTCGTTGTCTAATAGAGGCAATTCTCCTGTCACACCATTTAAAAGCATTCAGCGTGCTTTCCTAGAAGTCGCAAGATATTCGTATCTGCCTGGTTTTGGTAATGACAGATTTGACCAATTCAGCATCATGCTGATGCCTGGTATTCACTATATCGATAACCGTCCTGGTCTAATTGATACTACAGGTATTACAGAATTCCCATTTGATCAAACAACTAATGCTTGGGGTTCTGATCCTATTCTTGATATCTCTAGCCCAGATAACATTCTCTATAAGTTTAACAACACTGAGGGTGGTGCAATCATCCCTAGAGGTTCTTCTCTCGTAGGTTATGACCTAAGAAGAACTACTATTAGACCTCTATACGTTCCCGATCCTGCAACAACCGAGAACGAAATTCCTCGCTCTGCTATCTTTAACGTAACAGGTGGTTGTTACTTCTGGCAGTTCACCATCAAAGATGGACAGACTACATCTGAATCTCCTCTATTTGATAATGTAGAAGGTACTGGTAAGGTTTACTATGATCCTAATGACTTTACCAAACTAGCAGCACCTAACTATTCTCACCACAAACTAACTGTCTTTGAATACGCTGACAAGGAAGAACTTGCGCTATTCTATAGAAAGATTGCTAAGGCATTTGCTGGTTATCAGCCTACAATCGATGATCCTGGTGAGTTCGACTTTAACATTCAGGAAAACAGAATTGTTGGACCTTTGTCTGACAGTAGAGTTATTGAAAGTCTGAAGCTAACTGATGCTACAACTGATAGCAGCATCGCTGCTTCTACCACTGAAGTTGAGGTAACAACAAAGGTTGACCATGGTTATTTCCAAGGTCAGTTTGTTGCTATTGCTAATACAACTGTTGATGATGTTCTTGAGGGTATCTTCCCTGTTAAGGAGATTGACCAGAATGATCCCCGTAAGTTTACTTATGAGGTTCCATTTGTTGTAAGTGCTATTGGTTCGGGTAACTCTTCTGGTGATATCATCACTCAACCTACGCTAGGTGCAAACGCACAAACCCTAGCAGAAGTTGATAGTGTTGAATCTGCATCTCCTTACGTCTTCAACGTATCGATCAGATCTACCTGGGGTATTTGTGGTATCTGGGCAAATGGTCTTAAGGCAACAGGCTTTAAGTCGATGGTTATCGCTCAGTACACGGGTGTTTCGCTACAGAAAGACGACAGAGCATTTATCCGTTACGACGAGTATTCTAACACTTGGAACCAAGCATCACTAGTAGACGCATTTGCTACGGTTCCTTATCACACCAAGGGTGATAGTTACTGGAAGGATGAGTGGAGAAACTTCCACGTTCGTGCTTCGGAAGATGCATTCATCCAGAACGTTTCGATCTTCGCTGTTGGTTTCGCTGATCACTTCCTGATGGAAAGTGGTGGTGACATGTCGATCACCAACTCTAACTCCAACTTCGGTAATACATCACTTCATGCTATTGGTTTCAAAGGATTTGCCTTCAACCAAGATAAGGGTGGATATCTTACTCACATTATTCCACCTAAGCAGGTTAAGGACACTGCGGCACAAACTAAGAAGGTTGCTTACTATACCATTGATATCCAAGGTACTCTACAGCAGAGTGGTAACTACACCAAACTATACCTAGGTAGTGACGATATTGTTCAACCAACTGATCGCCCTGCTGCTACTATTGATGGTTTCAGAATTGGTGCTAAGTCTAACGAAAAACTATACGTTAAACTAGATCCAGCACCTGGCACGGATGAATTCTTTGAAGCAGCACTAGAACCAACTGGTTTCGTTAAGTATCTTGCTAAGGGTGATATTCTCAACCCAACTGGCGGTGTAATTAACAGTGTCTATGCTGACGCTGCTAATCTAATCGAAAGCAACCGTCGCATGATCCAAGAGGAAGTCTTCGGTTATATCCTCCAGAAATATCCTAGACTTCAGAACATTTCTTATGTCAACCCTGGTCTAAATCCTGCAGGTAACAGATACTTCGATGCTCGCAATCTAATCCTTGCTAACCGCCAGGAGATTGTCAACACAGCATTCGACCAGATGGTTGAAACATTTGGTATTAGTAACATCCAAGGTGTTGCTGATGGTAAGTGTAAGCGTGACATTGGTTTCATCGTTGACGCTATCGCAGAAGACCTTAAAGACGGTGGTAACGCTAACATCATCGATGCTACGAAGTTCTACTTTGATGGTGCTGGTGCTCCAATCAATAACGGTCTTGTAGGTGAAGAAGAGCAATCAATCTTTGCATTCAACAGAGCAAGAGATCTTTGTAAGAAAGCAATTGCTAACCTCCTAACTGTTAAGGCAGACATCTACGATCCCGATCCTAATAGTATCCTCTTTAACGGCAATACTAATAAGTATCCTGACTTCATTGCTGGCAAGGGTTACACTGGTTCTGCAGCAGAAGAAGCAAGTCTAACTGATAATGGTGTAACTTATGATACCGCTGGTCTCGCAGATCCAGCTGGTCGCTATAAGGATGCTCGTAATCGTATTGTTGCTAACAGAGACTTTATCCTTGATGCAGCACTTGCTGAGGTTGCTGTTTATCATCCTGACTTCTATATTCCTGGCGATACTCAGTCTAACGATCAATCAAGATATGCTGATGCATTCCGTCTAATCCGTCGCAACAGCAAGGAGATTGGAGACAAGGCACTTGCTGCTATCGCACTTAATCACCCAGGCTTCTACATTCCTGGTGATCAGCAAACGGATGAAACTTCCAGATATGCTGATGCATACCGTCTTATCCAACAGAACAGAGATCAGATTGTTGACACTGGTCTAGCACAGATTGCTATCGGTCATCCTGATTTCTATATTCCTGGTGATCCAGCAACCGATGAGCGTTCTAGATACGCAGATGGTTATCGTTTGATCCAGCAGAACAAGACTGAGATTGTCAACACAGCATATGCAAATATGCTTGCTATCTATCCAAACTATGATGGCAATGGTGGCAACACTTTTGGTGATAAGTGTAAGCGTGATATCGGTTATCTAGTTGATGCTGTATCTCTCGACCTATTTGTTGGTGGCAACAAGTATTCCCGTAAGTTCATCTCTGAATACTTTGATGCTACTGGACAGAACTGGATCTCTGGTGGTCTGCAAGGTGAAGAGACTGCATCGATTGAAGCATTCAACCAAGCAAAAGATCTTATGGGTGCTGCTGTTGCTAACCAACTCAGCATTTCTGATCCTACAGTTAGTGAAGGTCCCGCACAATATGGTGGTGGCGGTGGAAATGTCTCTAGAACAAATGCTGCAGCATGTGATGATGTCCAGTCTGCAATCGATACTCTAGTTGCTATTATCACTGGTCCAATTAACGCTGGTAATCTATCTGGTCTACCTGCTGAAACTTCCTACATTGCTGGTCCTGGTGAAACTAAGTGCCGCAGAGACATTGGTTACTTTGTAGATGCTCTAGCACTTGACCTGTTCATTGATGGTAACGAGTATACATGGAAGTTCTGTGCAGAATACTTTGAGAATGCAACCACACAGATTTCTGATGGTCTTGTAGGCGAAGAAGGTCCTTCTAGGACTGCATTTGCTAAAGCTGCTGACATGATGAAGCAGGCAGTTGCAAACCAACTCTATGAAAAAGATCTAAGCGTTACTGCTGATCCATCTCCTGGTGATCCATATGGAACTGCTGGTTCTAACACAGATAACCAGTTCAACACCGCTCTCTGCTCTGATGTTCAAGCAGCAATCGATACTCTTGGTGGTATTGTTGATACAGTATTCCTTGATGGCAATCTATCTTCAATGCCAACTGAGATTAATAAGGGTTCTGCTGGTCCTGGTGAAACCAAGTGCCGTAGAGATATTGGTTACTTCATCGATGCCATCTCTGTTGACATGTTCACTGGTGGTAACAAGCACACCAAGACATTTACCAGACAGTATTTTGATGCTGCTGGAACAACTCCAATTAGCAATGGTCTTGTAGGAGAAGTAACACAGAGTGTTACTGCATTCAACACTGCTATTGCAGAGATGAAGAAAGCAGTATATAATGCTCTATACTATAAGGATCTAACTGTTACTGAAGGTGACAGTGAGTATGGTATTAATCCTGCTGACGGTCCTATTGATAGACAATCTTCTGCTGCTTGTTCTGATGTTCAGGCAGCAATTGATACTCTTGGTAATATTGCTGTTAGTGCAATTAACAATGGCAATGTTATTGGTGGTGTTTGGAATGATGCAGATAATGCTGGTTCTTTCCTCACAGGTGAGACTAAGTGCCGCAGAGATATCGGTCACGTTGTTGATGCTATCGCACAAGATATCTGGTTTGGTGGTAACGAGTACACTATTGCTGCAACTAAAGAATACTTCAACAGCAATTCTCTAATCAGTAATGGTGTTGATAACGAAGTTGGTCCTTCGATCACTGCATTCAAGCGTGCTGCTGATCTAATGAACCGCGCAGCAAATAACCAATACTATGATCGTGATCTAACCATTACTCTAGATCAAACTGAAGATCCTGCATTTGTTTCTGACATTCACGCTGATGCATACAACCTTGTTCTTGATAACAAGGAGTTCATTGCTGCTGAGGCATATGAGCGTATGCTTGCTGCATATCCTTCTTACCAACCTCAACAAAATAATACCAAGCAAGATTGTCTAGATGACGTTTATGACGTTCTAGAAGAGGTAATGTGGGATGTCAAGTTTGGTGGTAACTCCAAGACTTATGATGCTGCAAATGTATATGTCACTAATACATTCAATGGTCAAGTAGTAGAGACATTTATTGATGCTGAGCGTGATGAAGCTGCTAAGGTATTCACTGAAGTCAAGAATATTGCAATTCAAGTTATCAGAAATGAGACTGTAAGCGTATCTGCTGGAAATACTCTAACTCAGAAGAAAGATCTAACAATCGTAGATGATTGGGACATTGATGAACTACTACCTACTTGTGGTTCTGCTGTTGCTGCTACCGATACTTTGCTTGACATTGTTATTCAAGCAATCGGTACTGATTCTGGTGTTGGTAATCTCTCTGGTGTTACTAGAACTGCACCAACGCAACCAACAACCTACACTGTAGGTAACTGCTCTGATGTTCTCCAGACGATTGATACTCTAACTGGCATCCTTTGTGATGCACTTCTTGCTGGTAATCTGAATGATCTCCCACCAGTAAGCAATGGTCAGTGGGATTGTGCTAACGTTCGTTCTACTATTGAGAACCTATTTGATATCCTTACTGATGCAATCAGCGGTGGCACACTTGCTGGTCTACCTCCTGTTAATAAAGGTGATTTCACAATTAATAACGAAGCATCTAAGTGTTTCCGTGACGTTTCCTACATCGTTGACGCTGTTGTTAATGACCTCAGACTTGGCGGTAATATCAACAGCATCCAAGCAGGTGAAGCATACTACGTTGGTAACAGCCTTACATACATCGATGGTGAGAGACAAGAAACAACAGACGCCTGGGATTACGTTGGACAGCTGGCAACTGCTGCAATGCGTAACTTTGATGTTCTCGCAAGTGGTTGTACTGTAACAACGGGATCCAATATTGTTGATGTTGGTGATACTCGTGGTATTGTCATTGGTATGAGCGTCAAAGAATATGACAACACCAATGTTAATGAACCTGCGTATCGCTATGGTCTACTACAGACCGAAGAAGTTCAACTCAGAAGAGATGAAGATGCTACTCCATATGCACTAACTCAAGTTGTATCCAGAATTCCTGCTGATACCTACGTTAAGAAGATCCTAGGTCCAACTACTATTGAACTTGGAACTTTTGGATCTGCGCTAGATGAAGGAACTCCAGTATCTGTTCCCGTACCACAAGGAGATCCTCCTGGTGCTACAATTAACGTTGATCTATACTTTGAGTACAATCAAGGTATTTGGGCAGATACACTACCAACTACCGTTACTGTTGGTGGATCTGGTGATGATGTAACACCTGAAGTTCTAGTAGATACTCTAACTTCTACCAGCTACAGAGAGTGCTCTGGTACTGCTGATGCTATTGAAGTTCTAATTGGTAACATTACTACCATCATTGATAGTGGTCTTGGTTCTGTTACTAGACAAGAGCAAACAGTTGACACTGCTGCACTTGCTGCGAGAGCAACTGTATTCACAATTGACACCACGGGTACTGGTCCTTCCAACCCACACAACTTTGAAACTGGCACACCAGTTAGACTTGTTCCACGTCCTCGCTTTGATGTTGATACTGGTAAGTATGTTGATGTTGATAAGCGTCTCGTCAGACTACCCAATGGTTTCGAGACAAACAGAACTTACTATGTAATTGCTCCTGGTAGAAGCACAGAAGCAGGTGGTGAAGAGTATAATGGCACATCGTTCTTCGATGGTAGCGATCAAACTAAGTTGATGCTTGCGACCTCCAAAGAGAACGCAGCAGCAGGTATTTACATCTATGCATCTGAGACTGATGCAATTGACAAGGATGTTGAGATTGATCTCTATCAGTTTGTTCTAGATGACAAGTATGATCTACACAACTATACTGCTGTAACTGCAAACGGAACAGAACTACAAACAGATGTTGCACACATCTTTGACGTTCCTGATGCTGGTGTAACTCCTCAGCTGGTATTCATCAGAGAATCTGAAGGTGGTCAACTACCACAAACTGGTGGAGATTCTGCAACTGATCCTGCTGTTACTATTACTGATAGTAATGATGCAAATTATGGTAGAGTTAATCCAAATGCAGAGTTCTATGCTCGCTATGCATCTCCTAAGAAGATCACTCTACACAAGACACATGCTGATGCTATCAACGGTGTAGGTGAGATCAACTTTGTTGTAACTCAAAACGAGTTCCAGATCTACGCTAACAAGCGTAGAAGCCCAATGCGCTTTGATCCAACGTTCACTAACACTACTGTATCGACTGGTAAGTGGTACATTCAGTGTAAGGATAACGGTTCTTCCAGTAATACTGATAGCGTAAGAAAGAATGACATCTTCTGGAGAATTAACGAGAGTGATTATGCTGATCGTCAGAGATCTACTGACATGTGGTATGAGCGTCTCGATGACACTCGTGAGGCGGATGAGAGAACGTACAAACTACGTCTTGTCATTCCTAAGTATCTTGAGAACGCAAGAGATCCTATCAATGGTTTCGTTCTTAAGACAAGAACTGACGACACCCGTAAACTTGTTCCTCAGAAGATCCTACTCAAGCCTGTAACAGGATCTGTATATGGTGCTCGTTTCGAGAACCCAGTTCAAGCAGGTGAATTTATTGGTGTTACCAAAGAAGATGCACAGACTGCAAACCTCAGTCTAGATGCTCAGTATGATCCATATCTTGCTGCAGACAGAAGAGCGTATGCACGCTTTAACTCTGGTGTTCAGGCAACAATTCAATCTGGTCGTTATGTTGAGGATGCTCTAGATGCATCAATCAAGTATCTAGAACTGACTGTTTATGACCACACTATTGATACTATCAATTTCTCTGGTCTAAGCAATGAGATCCTAACTACAGTTAAGATCACTGCTCCTCAAGGTGGATCTTTCATCACGAATAAGACACAAAATGGTGCAGGAGATACTAATGCTGCAACATTTAGTGGTAATTCTTCGGGTCAGTGCAACATCCATGGTTACTTCAACGTTGGTGGTGATCACTATCTAATCATCAAGAACATCCGTGGTGGTATTCTTGAGTACAGTGAGTATACAACCACTACGTTCAGGCAAGGCAATGTATTTGCTGATATGCTGGAAGACCAGGATATGGGCAAATCGCTACCTCTGAAAACACTAATCAGAAAAAATTATCCTGAGTATTATTACAAGCAAAACGGCGCTAACGTTTATACTATCACCCCTGGTGATCGTATTCAGGATAGTGCAGGTATCGAATACTACGTTGCTTCTGTTGAAGATGCAGGCGTCATTGAAGACACCTTCTATATCTTTGGATATGAGACACTACAGCGCAGAATTGCTGGTCAGCAAGATGGTATCTATTATGTTACTGCTCTCCGTGGTAACATTTCGCCATTCCCAACGGGTGCTGGTGTTATCAATAACTTCAAGAAGTTTAAGTTCTCTCAACCAGTCAGTAAACTCTATCCTCTCAACTATAGAAACGATCCTCTCTGGTTCAAGAACTCTGGTACAACTCAGGCAGAGAAAGATTACTATGCTAACCTAATTGACCCACCACAGGCATACTCTGCTGCTGATAACTACATCCACGGTCTTGTTACCGTTAACGACTATAAGAACTCTGTAACCAGAGAACTTGTCGAAGATCTACTCAGCAACCCAGCGTTTATCCTCAATACCTACACTGGTGATAATCAGATTAGAGCAAAAGATGGTAACGCAGTCTCTGGTTCTGAAGATCGTCTCATTCCTATTGCTGGTGATAGCACAGTTCTCTCGGATCAGCGTTACTATGTTGAACTCCGTAGACCATCTATCGCTCGTGCTGGTAACCACACATTTGAATATCTTGGTTTCGGTCCTGGTAACTACTCCACAGGTCTCCCAGCGCGTCAGGAGATTGTCCTAACACCCGATGAGGACTTCTATGCTCAAAGTAAGAAACAAGATGGTGGTATCGTCTTCTATACGGGTATTAACTCTCAGGGTGACCTCTACATTGGTAACAGAAGAATTAACGCTATTACTGGTGAAGAGACATTCATCGACAGAGCAACTCTCAATGATGACGGAGACGAGGATGATGTAATTGGCGGTCTCGTTACTACCTTCGATACACCTGTAACGTTCAACCAGAACATCACAGTTGTTGGTGGAGATGGTACACTAGTCAATAACTTTGAATCTCCTGTTGTCATCGCTGTACAAGACGGTGACTTCACTCAGGTTGATCAACCTCTAATCATTCGCTCCTATGTTAAGAGCACAGAGAACGATCTGGGTGTTATCGAACAGGATGAGAGACTAGACAATACTGAGTTTAATCCACCAAATGCTGGTGACATTAAGATTGGTAAGAATAGAGTTAAGGCAGCGGTCTTCGAGATTACTCCTATCAGATACCCAAGAGCAAGAGGATATAAGTTCCTCACACATGCTATTGGTGCATTTGGTTCTAACCTAACACCTAACCAGTCTCCACTATATTCTGCTGGCGGTACAAGAATTCTTGCAGATCAGTACATCACTTACGGTGGTGTTGTTCCTTCCCCTGGTGATGTTCTAATCAAGGGTAAAGAAGTCAATCTAACTGGTTCTTTTGCTTGGGTACTTGCAGATGGTTATACTACGATTGCAGATGCAACTCTAGATGATATCGTATTCAACGGATCTAACATCTTTAAGATCACGTTTAACAACACTACAAATGATGGTCTTGGTATTACACTAGCATCTCAAATTAGAGTTAGTGATTACTATCCAAACAGTGTAGTTAATGGTACGTGGTACGTTGTCAACCCAGGTGGTGTAGATGCATTTGCTGGATCTAATGATTTCGTACACGTTCAACTGATTGATGCTGTAAGCACTGAGGTTAAGCCTTGGGCAGACGTTATTGCTAACGCTGCTGCTGGTGTAGAACCCAAGATTGAGTTCTCTAACTCTACTTGGAAGGAAGTAGGCGTCATTGGCGCTGAAACACTTAGAACCGAGACTGCTACTATCGGTGACTATAAACTGGGCATCAACACTGTTGCTCGTGCTCCACATTCTGCTGCTGAGAATGCATGGACAAGCATTGAAACAGATCCTCGTGCAAACCTAGATGTTGTTGGTACTGCATTCATCAGTGGTAGAACAACTGCTGACTTCCTAGATCACACCAACTTCGCTGATCGTGATAAGACTGCGGTAGATAATGCTCTACTAGTTGGTGGTGACAGTGCTGCTCCTAATGATGAGGCAGTTCTAAGAGTTGCTACTACAAACGGTGGTCGTGTTGGTATTAACGTTGACAACTCTCAACTTGATAGAGCACTGGTTGTTGATGGTACATCTAGATTTACTGATGATGCTCGCTTTGAGCATGACATCGAAGTCAATGGTGATGACGGTGTAATTGCTGAGATCAGAACATCTCAGACCTCTGGCACATTCAACCTCGTAACTGATACTACATTTGAGGGCAGACTAAACCTTGCTGGTAATGTAGAAGACATCAGAATTGGCAATGACAGAACTGGAGATACATACTTCAGACTGGGTAATGCATCTGATCATTCTAACATCTTCATTGGCGACATTGATGATAGTGAAAATAAGATCTCGAAGATCCAAATCGGTGGTGCATATAACAACAACTCCTCTAACTCTTACACTCTAGTTGGAACCAAGCAATTCAGTGTTGCTGGTGACATGCTAATCGGTGCTAATAAGACTATTGGTGGTGACGCAACTGATCCTACTCAGACCGTCACACTGAGATCTGAAGCAGGTGTTGTTAACTTCTTCACCACTCAAACACAGACACTAAACTTTGCTACTAACGCATCTCTAATCACCATTGGTGGTCAGGGTGGTAGCACAACTGTTAGAAACAACTTTATTGTTGATGCTAATTCACGTTTCAATGCTGACATCAAACTCTGTGGTGGTAATGCTTCTTACTCCTTTGAAGGTCTAAGAGCACAACTAGGTACAGACGACTTCGCTCACGCTAGCGGTATTCTAGGTCAGGATACATTTAACAGCAACATTGACATCATCAACGTTTCTGTTATCACTGTTGCTGATGGTAACGCTCCAACAACTGCAGAACTCGCTGCTGGTTTCAACAGAATTGACACCGCAGGTGCTGCTACTTGGGGTGATGCAACATTCCAAGAAAGTAAGACTGGAGCAGGTGCTGAAGGTTCTGATCTACCAGCAATCACTGGTGATGAGTTCTACCTCCCAATGAAGTATGCTCCAACTCCATACTTCCAAGCAGGCGATTACATCCTAATCGATACTGTTCCTACTGGATCTGGTGCAACTGAGCGTTATCCTGAACTCGTCAGAATTACTGAAGATGGTCTAGCGGGTGCAGGTGCTGCTCCTTATTACATTAAGGTTAAGCGTCACCCACTTGGTTCTTTCACCAAGTACAAGCTACAACAACTATCTCCTGCTCAGGATTATCTATCCACACACCTAGATGCAACCAACCTCTGGAAGGCAAATATCTCCTTCGATGCTACTTGGACAACGCAAGTAGTTGATGCAACTGGTCCTGTTGACAACTTCTACCTCTCGCAGTTTGGTGGTTCTCTAACCACTAATGATTACGTTATTGTTGATCGTGAAGATACAAACGATGACGGCGACTTCAATCAAGGTGAGATTGTCAAGGTTCAGACCCAGTTGGATCAAGTTTCCAAGAAACTGATCGTTACCAGCGGTTGTGATAGTGCAAACGAGAAGGACGTATTTGTTGTTGATAGTGTTACTGGTGACATCACTATTGGTGATGAAACTGTACAGAACAGTGTTCTCGACATCTACGGTTCGCTGAAACTGTCTGGTGGTTGCGGTTCTACACCTATCGTTAATAACATCTATGATATCTTTGAGGATACTTCTGACAACTCTAAACTGACCCTAACCAATAGAGACTTCACCACGTTTGAAGTTGATACCTGCCAAGGTAACACAATTATTGGTAACGAATGGGGTTGGGTCTGGGCACTGCAAGGATATTACAGTTCTACTGCTGTTGCTCACTCTGTAACCGAACCAGTTTACGTTTACACTAGAGATCCACAGACTGCACAAGCAACTGGTCCTGAGACACTACTTGCTTCTACTCTATCTGCTGGTCAAACACAGTTCATGGTTGTCAACAGCATCACTGGATTTGAAAAGGGTGACCTAGTTGCAATCATTAATGGTGCAACACAGGCAGAAATCATTCGTATTACCGATGATCCATACGTTGATAGCAGTTCTAATGAACCACGTATACCATTTAATACTACTATTGATTATCCTAGCGGTGGTCGTGCTCAAGAAACAACAACTGCACAATCCTTCACGGTTGGTGCTGTAGTTGTTAAGATCCAAAAGGACAGCAGAAGCACAACTCTACTAGAAGCACTACCTGCAACTGGTAGAACTCAGGCACCTACGCCAAACACTAATCCCGACAGAATTGTCCTCAAACTTGCTAATGGTAATCTAGTTTCTCAGAAACTTGACTATGAGCAATTCATCAGAATTGGTAGTGAGTTCTTCTTCCCAGATAGTATTGATGGCACAGTTGATCCTAACTTCGGTGTCAAGATGCCTAAGAGCATCAGAGATACAAACGATTCATCTCAACCAGAAAAAGGTGTCAGAAGATACTTTGGTGGTGGTAAGTTAACGATCAATGATGATCTTAACATCAACGCTGGTAACTTCAGAATGTATGGCACGGATAGCAAGACACTTATTCTTGGTATCGCTAACGATGACGGTCACCCTGGTGATGGTGCAATTCTTGACCCAGTTACTAATAGAGCAGGAATGTACCTCAACGGTAGAGCAGACATCTATGGTAAGTTGAGAGTATATCAGCAAACCTGTCAGGAGAACGGAACCTGCAGCAATGACTTGATGTTCGACGTTGATAACAGCGACGGATCTGTAAGACTAGGTGAAAGTCTATACATCAAGGGTCAAATCCTTGAGAGTTCAAGTAGTGCCTCTGAGGTTCTACATATAGATAACCTAGGATCTGCTGGTAACACTGGCGCTGGTCCTAATGACTTCATCATGTATCAAGATGGATCTATTGATGCCTTTGGTATTAGAAGATACTTCAACGCTAATGGTGGTAGACGCTGGACATATCTGGCAGCATCCACCACTGGTTTCGGTCAAGTTGTTTCTAACCCACTAACTCCAAACGGTAACTATCTCGTTAACCCATCTTCTAGCGGTAACATGGTTGTTTATCTACCATCTGATGCTAAGACTGGTGATATGATTAGATTTATCGATATTAGTAGCAACCTATCTTATGCCGCTAGCTTGATCATCCGTGCTCTACCTATCGGTACAACTGCGGTTGCAATCCAAGGTGATACCACTGGTACAAAGGCACAAGCAGGATCTGCGGGTCCATCTGCACTTGCTTGGAGCAGTGGTGAAATGATCGTTCAAACACGAAATGCATCCTTCGGTCTAGTCTATGTTGGTGTGAGTGATGCAGAGGGTGACCCAGATGCATCCGAAATTCCAACAGACCTACGCGGTTGGTGGTTAGTCGAACTCTAAGAGGAACATGGCAGTAAGATACGGTATAGTCAAGTTCATGAAAAGTGCCAAAATTGGCACTATCATGCCTTGGTCTGGGGATGGTAACACAGGTTTCGCCCTGTCTAACATCCCCCAAGGATGGATTGTCTGTGATGGCAGACTACAGGATGCCTCAAGGTATCCGCTGTTGGCATCAGTCATAGGTGACACTTATGGTGCTGATGCTGCATTTGCGGGACAATTTCCTGAGTATGAGGGAAAATTTCGCGTACCAAATATGACACTTCAGATGCCAATTGATTTGGAACCTGAGTATCTATTACAATCAGAATATCAGTATGGTCAGACAGATGCATATAATGTATTGGTGTCTGAGACATATACTGGAGATGCACTAGTTGCTGGTTTTGGTAGCATCAGTTTGAATTCACCTATTCCCATCACAATCAACGCCAACTGTGACATCGACTTTACTGTTGATCCATCATTGGTGATGAGTGGTAAGTTTACTAACATTAGTATTGCACCACCAGACTTCAGTACAACAGTTTACACTATCAACAGAAAACTAGGTATTAACCACACTCCTGGTCACTCACACCCAGGAACATATAGTAGAGCAACCGCACAGTTTGCTGGTCCAATGCCATTTGAACCATCTGGTATTTCTACTGGTGGTGGTATTACTGGTAACTGTGTTACTGACTTTGGTTATTCAGAATGTCAGTTAACTAATGCCACTACAGCACCATCATGGCAGCAAGGTAGAAATTCTATTACATTCTATGGTGATGAGCAGCATGAATTTACACTACCACAAACAGACAGATTTTATAACTTTGAAGGATCTAGCTACTGGGGTCAAGTTCCTGCAGCATCATGGCCACCTGCACAAGCACACCCATCTGGTCTAGTAAAATCAAATGATTTGACATATCAGTTTAATGGTAGTGCATATACTAGCACTTATGATGTTACAGATCCAGTCAAGACACACGCACAAGATGCATGGACTGGTATGTTCCCTAAACCACTAGAAGTTGCTAACAGAAGAAATTTCTTCGGTCCAACTTCAAACTATGATCCTGACACATCTGCAGCATTTACTGTTACTGGTGTAACTATCGAACCTACTTCCAGTTCTATTGATTTGCCTGCTGGTGCCAATATTGGTAATGCCTACGAATTGGATGAAGTTGTACCATTTATGTGGGTATATCTAGACACGGTACTTGCTCCTGGTACACAGATTGTTGCCATCAGTAGAGAAGGATCGTCAAGTACGGATTATGTTTATACTCTAGATCTATCACAACCAACACTCAATTCGGCACAATTAACAAACCAAACTCTTAGCTTTAAGCACGGAACATATCCAACAACTACAAACAATATTACCTCTCAGTTAGATCCAAATAGTTCTTCTTTCTTGGGTCACAACCACGGTAGTTTTGAGATGATCCAAGGTCAAGGATCTTTGGCAGCACCAACAGTATTTGCTTTGAATGACATCAGTTTAGGCACCGTATCGCCTGAAAATATAGATGACGCCCTAAATATTATTGCTGAGGTTTCAATGCCTGCGCTAGTTGTTACGTTCCTTATTAAAGCGTTCTAATGCCTGCACATTACTCAAGAGAAAGATCAAAATATGGGTCTGGCACAGGCAGTATTATTACCTGGCCAGTTGAACTAACCAGCACTGATCCTAACGCAGAAGAAAATATCAATGCGTTACCTGCTGGTTATTTGAAGTGTGATGGAAAAATCTACAAAGCGGATGATTACCCTCAACTTGCTGAAATACTTGGCACTGGGACTGCATCTAAGTTTATTAGGCGTGACATTAATAATGATGTTATTGATGACGTAGGAGATGATGAGTTCATTGTCCCTGATTTAGGATCCAAATATCCTAAACCAACCACAGGTGCATCTGCTGGTTCATATATTAACATTGTAACTGAAGATCAGAATGAGGTTGAACGACGTAGATCTGGTATGGGTATTATCTCCACACCAACTGCGGGTACAACTACTGGTAACACAACTGTCATTAATCTAAGTTATACTGGAAATTTTAACGTACCATCACAGGAGATTGCACTAAAGGGTAAACCATCGTGGTCAAAAGGTACTAACAATAGTGGTTTCACTGATAGTGAGGCAGTTGATAGTCTTGCACTACATTCTCACATGCACTTCTCAACTACAAATAGATTGAGAATTAAGACTACCAATGAGGATACAGAAGCAAGATCTCAGGGTATTGGATCATACTTTAATGCTACAACCATTCCCATTCAGGGATGGATGGATAACACTCAGTATCCTAATGGATCTAGTAGTGAGGGTGCTGGAACAAACCAACCACCATGTTGGGCGATTGCATCTGGTGCGACATCAAGATCTCAACCAGTTGAAACTAACACAGGTTTTGAGGTTGTTTACTCTAACTATTGCTATGACTTGGCAGGATCTGCTGGTCTAAACTCTCTGAGATATCAGTGCCTATTGAATTCTGGAACTAACTTTAGTTTAGAAGATATTGATTTTGCTGCACCACCAAACTTTGTCAGCTTTGGTCTTGGACTTGGAAGTTGTAACCAACTAGATTCTGGTAGTTATAATGATACAGGAAACGTTCCTGCTACCTATGTTACTGGTGCAACTGGTGTTCCTGTTGATTCTAATGGCACCAGTCTATCTGACGTTGTTCCTCTAAACAGTAACACGCAATCTAAAACGGCGCAATCATATCCTCAGGTTAATAACGTATTTACTGAGATTGATGAACTAGTGCAGAATGATGGTGATCCTACCATTCACTCTCACAAAATTCTGCTGACCCAAGGGACACATACATATAAAATTAAGACAAATGGTTTCCTATTGTCACCCGATAATCTACAGACGACATTGACACTGCAAACCGATCAAGTTGCTTCTCTTGATCAGGTTACCAGTCCTTACATCATCATGGAATATCTAATTAAGTATTAAAGACGATGGTTGCAATTAATCCAAAATATAGAAATAGACGTGAAGTCTACTATACTGACAAGTTCCCTGATAGTCAGGGAATTGGTACTATCATTCAGACATTGAAGTCTGTTGAGGGATCTTATGATCACTCTTTTGTACCAGCAATTGTACCTTCTTTGGGAGGTGGCACCACCGCATATACAGAAATTTCTGGAGACGCAGAACCAGAGAATAATCCAGAGTATCAATATGAAGGTTACATCTACTGCGATGGTGCAGAGTATTATATTCATCACTATCCTGCTTTGTATGCAGCAATTGGTAACGAATATGGTGGTACGGCTAGCGATGGTATTGATATCTTAACTGGTGGTGCTGGATGGGGATCAACTGTAACTGTAACTATCGATGCTCCACCTAGCGGTGCCAATCAAGTATTTGCGGGTGTTACTCCAGTGCAGGCAACTGCTACTGCAACTGTAGTTAATGGCGTCATTACTGGTGTAGAAATAACAAACCCAGGAAAAGGATATGATCCAGAAAATCCACCTAATGTAACATTCTCATCTTCCAATGCTGGTACAACACCAACATATGCACTCAGAATAAACTCTGAGGTTGGACAGATCCAATCTATCAATAGTAATAATGTATATGATTATTGGCCAGATCCAAATATGGGAACGTTTAAAGTTCCTGATCTCAAGGCAAAGAGAATTGTAGGCAATGGTCCTGTTTATGGTAATAACACACCTAACGTTGGTAACTCTGAACTGGGTGTAGGTATCAATACCATTGATGGTAATTGGTACATGGATAAACAGACCCAGAAAGATCAATTTGCTCTGGGAAATATTACCACGACAGGATATAGTAATGTCTTTGATAGTGTAGAAGCATCTATTATTGGTGGTCAGGTAGTTAGTGTAGAACTACAAGAGAAAAAAATTGCTGGTGCTCCACAGCACTCACACTTCCTGCTACACTCTGAAGCACCACAGGATACACCATCTCCACAGGCAGTATCAGGTGACAGATATGTAGTATCATACAAGCAATCGACAGGTAAAGTTAATAGTTTCTTGCCCCCTGGTGGTATTGCATACAACCACACTCACGTTCTATCTAAAGCACCTATTCTAGATGGTAGTGTTGGTACATATGACATCTTCAACTGGAGTGGTGGTGACCAAAACTCTGGATCTATTAAAGAACCAAATTATTATTATGCATCTGGTGGTGCTGGTGCTGGATCATATGTAGAGATCACCAGCTATGGTACACCAACCATGAAAAAATTCAGCAGTGTCAGTTTGGTTGGTGGTAGAACTATTGTTACTGATGGTGTGCCAGTTTATTCTTCATCAACTGTTGAATTTACATCACCAGGAGACTATGACACTACTGTACCATCTGGTGTTGACCAAGCATCTATTACACTAGTTGGTGCTGGTGGTTCTGGCGCATCATATGATGTTGCAGGTAATAGTGGTGGTAGTTCAACTATTAGTGTTTCTGGTGGTAGCGTATTGCTTATGACTGCTGGTGGTGGAGCTGGTGGCGGTGCTGCTAGTGATACTACTGGTGGCACTGGTGGTTCTGCAGGAACTCAATCTATCTCTGGTTCTATATCTGGTGATGTTGTTATTGTACAAAACGGTGCAGGTACTGGTGGAAATGGTGGAGATGGTGGTAATGGTAGATATTGGAATAAAGATCTAGAAGATAAGAATGTTGTTCCTGAAAATGCAGAAGGTTCTGCTGGTGTAAACTCAATTGGTTACAATGGTACAGGGGGCAGATCACGTCCTGTAGTCAATATTCTTACTCAACAATATGATTTCTCGTATAATAATGATAACCTTAATCAAGACTGGACTTTAGCTGCATCTAATGATAACTATGGCATCGTCTCTTTATCATGGACACTAGCAGGTGGTGGTGGTAGATTCTGTGGTAATTTTGGTGGCAATGGTTGCGGTACTGCTGGATCAGGTGGCGCTGGTAAAGTTTTCACAGCAAAATATGCTAACCCAACATCAGGTGTAATATTCAGAGTTCAACCAGGGCAATATGGTAGAGTATATAATGGTCAAGCAAATGCTGCTCACTCTGGTAAAGGTGGAAGAGCAGGTGATGGATATGAAAGTAATGATGGTGGCGGCGGTGGTGCTGCTACTGTTCTTAGACTACAGAATGGTAACACTATCATTGCTGGTGCTGGCGGCGGTGGCGGTGGTGGAGGATTTGGTGAAGGATCCTGTGGTCAGAACGGCAGAAACGCAGTTAATCCTGGCGATGACGTTCAAGAAGTAAGTGGCAGCAGTACAACTTTGAACACTGGTGGTGGTGGTACTGGCGGTGGTTATGGTTGCACAGGCGGCGGCGGAGGCGGCGGCGGTGGAGGCTGTGGTCTTGATGGAACTGGTCTAGGTGGTGCTTCTGGCACGGGTGGTGGTGCCCAAGGTTCTGGTGGTCACGAGGAAGGATATGGCGGTAGACGTGGCATTTCTTCTTGTCACATGGATTATTTTTCTGAAGTTACCTCTCAATCTAACACTAATAATGGTAATGGATATGCTACAGCAGTTGTCACAGAAGACGGTGGATATTGGACTTCTGGTGGTGGTGGCGGTGGATCAGGCGGTCTGTATGTTGGTACTATCCCTGCTGATGCATTCCAAGGTCAGTCTAGTATTCAAATCAGTGTAGGTGAAGGTGGTGCTGGTGTCAGTAGTAGTGGAGTATCATCCAGCACTGCTTCTGATGGTTATGCTAAGATTGTTTGGCAAACTATCACTGGATACGAAGGAGGCACTGAAAGTATTTCTGTTGGTGATGTATTCATCGATGGTTCTGGTGATCAAGATAATGGTATGAACTTCTTCTCTTCTGGTAGTGGTTCTGGTACTAGTGGTGGATTTAAATTACCAACTACACAAACACCTGTAGTTGTATTTGAAGGAGGTGGTGGTGGATCAGGCGCTGCCGCAAGTGTTACTGTGTCTGGTAATAAAATTAGTGGTATATCACTGACTAACTCTGGATCTGGATACACACAGGCACCACGAGTTCGTATTTTACACGGTGTTGGTGTTAAGAACTATGCTACCGTAGGTTTTGATGAAGCAACTGGTGTTCTAACAGGATTGACACTCCAAAGCAGTGATGAACCAACAACTTATTTGAAGTTTGGTGGCACACAGAATGATAGATTTGTCACACTTGGCACTATTGATGCTAGTGACTTCCAAAGAATGACAGTTAAGGTAGCAAGAGGCAACGATAATAATGGTGGTGATCTACCCGAGAATGGTGGAGATGAACTACTACTCTATTATAATACTGATGAAAGTCTGAATTTCCCATCATCTGGATTTATTGGCACCCTAGTTCCCATCCCATCTGCAAGTGAAATTACATCTAATTACGATGGTACAGGCACTGGTACTAATCCAACTAACTGGTATACTTACAGTATTGATCTTCCTGAAGCAGCAAAGGTAGAGACTGCACGTTTCTCTATTAGACAGAATAGAGGTGCTGCTAGTGGTTCTAATGACAATGCGGATAACACAGATAACTATGGTATACTTGAGGTTACATTTGAGAATGAGCAGACAACAGAACTGACATTTGTACCATCTGAGGGTAAGATGGCAGTCTCAAATGATATTCAAACTTATGATGTTCGTGGTGAAGCAGGATCTACATATACATCTGGTATCTTTGCAAATGATCTAACATTGACACTATCATCTGCAAGTCCAATTATTCCTGTTGCTGCACTTGATCCAGACATCAAGGTGCCACTGATTGAACCATATTTCCTTGTCAAGTATCTAATCAAGGCATACTAAATACATTCAGCACATAGTATATTCGCCTCTCATGGGTATCGTAGCAAACAGTAATGTACCAAATTTGATTTTGCAATTGAATTTGATGGATCGCTCTATTGTGTATAGAGGCATCATGAAGACTGTCCCTGATACATATTGGACTGATACTGTACGTCCTAAGTTGTATCCTCTTTGGGATACTGAAAAGGATCGTCTAGTTGAATTTACTTGGTATGATAACAATACCTATCACTGTACTAGAAGAAAGTTTGTCAAGAACTTTAAGACTGGTCAGTATGAGTGGAAAGACTATGAGATGGAGCAGTCAGATGTAGATGCTGCTAGAGAGTTCTACGATTTCTTGAAAGATACTTTCATGAACATCGAGCGACTACAGAATGAAGAGTTCCAAGAAGAAATGGGACGCATGTATGGTGAAGTTAGAACTGAGACATGGTTCACTGTTCGCCTTGCTCGCAACTTCCTACTACAAGAAACAGACTTTGCATTGCTACCAGACAGTCCATTGTCTGATGATATGAAAGCATTGTACACTACATATCGCACTAAACTAAGAGATCTTCCTGCAATTTTTGCTGACATTGAGGACATTAAAACAATCAAGTTCCCCATGTCACCTGATGCATTTGTCAATGTATACAAGGCAAACAATCCTGATGCAGTTTATCTTGACACTGAAGATCAGTGGACACTACCTGCTCACTTCTTCTATACTCAGTTCAAGGATAAGATGGTGAAGTATCTCATGGTTAGAGATATTACTGATAGAATGTACACTGATGCAATGATCCGTGCTATGAGAGAAAATCCTGTTGCACTTGGTATTGAAGGTACACCATGGAGCAATCAACATCAGAACCTAGATAGTATCAAACGTTCTCTAGATGATCTCATCTCTAGAATTGACAACGGGGAGGATGTAGGATGATCACCGCAATCGAAAGTCTATCAGTATATGAGTTGGCAGGCAGTCACTGTGCCATGAATAATGTATGCCTACTGCACTTTGAGAATAAGAAGTGGGCAACGTTTGATGATGCACAGAAAGCAGCATGTCTTGCAGAACTAGAAGGTTATGTACCAGATGACATCATCAGTATTATTGGTGGTGAGAGAGACTGTGCTATCGAATATGGTAGCGAAGAAGTAGCAGTTCTTAATGCATCTGAGTGGTTCCCACCAGTCTCAGCATATGAGAATGCTGATCATTACTTCAGAGTGCTGGTGTTTGACCAGAATGGTAACATTGTCTTTGAGAATGTTGAGACGGGGGATTGACGCCCGTCTGAGAGCATGGTAGGATAGCGTCAGCGAGCAATCCACCATGCTTGAATTTTGTTATGAACTCCCTTATGAGGACCTTGACTTTACAGACACAGAAACTCGCCAACTTTATCGTATTGGAAGGGGAGAGCAAGGAGTGCTATTGGTACGCCCTTACACTAACGACATTTGTTCTCACTGGCGTTTTGTAGATGAAGAAACAGCTACTAAAAGTTCTAATAAAATATACGAAATGTTCTGTGAGTATAAACGACGGAATGATTTCGTTGGGATGGACATGGCAAGGAAATTTCTTGAGATGGGATTCACTCGTGCCAGACGGTATGCCAATCACTCTTCGGGACGCAAATATGCAGAAGATGGGAGTGTATCTACCTGTGAGGAAGATTGCCTCACGAATGTAAAAGCAAGGGCAGCACAAATTTTTAAAAAAATGCGAGATCTCGCAGCATATGACCCTGAATACCAACAACTTCGTAAACAATGGAGATCTAATGAAAGTACCTACGCAACCCGAGTTGACGCACTTGCAGCTACAAGCAATGTTACGCGATCACGATATTCCCCCAACCGAACTAATGTATCTCGGTGATCGAGAGTATACTACTGAGTATCAAGCACATCCACAGTATCATGGTCAGATGATGCCATGGTATCTTGTGGGAGGTG